TTATTATCTATTGATGACAGAATAAAAGCCAATGATAAATTAAAAGGTGTATTAGAAAAACAACAAGCTGCAATGTTGTCTCAAGCTAATTTACAAGTTCAAGCTGCACAAGCTACTTATGCTATGAATAAAAGCATAGAAAACCAAGCAGCAGTAACAGAAGCATTAGCCAATAAAGAAGGGGTACTTGCACAAGTTGAAGGATTACGAAGTGAACAAATAGCAAACAACATAGCATTAACAAAAGAAAAAACTGCATTACAACAATCAGAACTTGAAAATTTAACTAACCTATCTATTGAGCAAAAGAAATTTAATGCTGAATTAGAAAAAGATGATTTATTAAGATTACAAAAATTAAAAGCAGTATTAGAAGAAGAAAAAGCTATTGAACTTGCAAGGTTACAATCTAAAATAGATGGTGCTGCAAAAGGCACTCAAGCAAGAGTAGATGCAGAAAATGAATACAAAACAAAATCACAAGAAATAAACAATGCAATAATAACTAATAAAGCAGAAACTGATAAAGTAATTCTTGAACAAGAAAAAGCAGTTGCTGAAGGTAAGAAAGCAATTCAAGAAAGTTCATTTCAAGTTGCTGAAGGTGGTATTAGTTTATTAAAAGGTTTATTTGAAAAAAATAAAACTATTCAAAAAGGATTATTATTAGCAGAAAGTGCAGTTGGTTTAGCTAAAATTGTAGTTTCAACACAAGCAGCAAATGCAGCTGATACTGCTGCTGCTGCATTAATGGGTCCAGCAGGAGTAGGATATTTAGCTACAAAAATACCTTTAAATTATGCAAGTGCAGCAATAGGTGCTGCTGCAAATATAGCAGCTACTGCAAAAGCATTAAGTGCTTTAGGTGGTGGTGGTGCTGCAAGTAAACCAGCTATGGGTGGTGGTGCTGGTGGTGGTGGTGGTGCTGCCCCACAATTTAATGTAGTTGGAAATAGTGGTGTTAATCAATTAGCAGAAACATTAGGTGGTAATTCAGCACAAGCACCAATACAAGCATATGTTGTAGCAAATGACGTAACAACTGCACAAGGTTTAAATAGAAACATAGTAACCAATGCAAGTTTAGGATAGTTATAAGCATCATTAAGTATTAAAAACATAGTTAATGTTACTTATTTAAAACAAAATATAAATAATTTAATTTTTAAAAAAAAGCATAATGAAAAAGTTAGAAACTATTTATTTAGATATAGATGAAGAAAATATTCAAGATGGAATAGACGCAATAAGTTTAGTGAAATTTCCAGCCATAGAGGAAACGTGGGTTGCACTAAATGAACACAAAGTAGAATTAAAAACTATTGATGAAGATAAAAGAATAGTTATAGGTTTAGCTTTAATTCCAGAAAAAGATATTTATAGAAGAAATGGTGATTATGAATATAACATTCGTTTCTCAAAAGATACAGTTAGAAAAGCATCAGAACTTTATTTAAAGAAACTTAAAATACATAATTCAACATTAGAACACGACAAAAAAACAGAAGGTGTTTATACAATAGAAAGTTGGATAGTTGAAGATGTTAAAAAAGATAAATCAGCTATTTACAATTTAAATGCAACAGTTGGAAGTTGGGTTGTTGTTCAAAGAATAGACAATGATGAAGTTTGGAATGATGTTAAAGATGGTAAATATCAAGGTTATTCTATTGAAGGATATTTTTCTGAAAAAGCAGAATTAAATCTACAAGAAAGTAAAGAGCAAGAATTAATTGAAAAAATAAAACAAATACTAATTAATGTTTAACATATTTAAAATGGGAAAGAATAAATACACAAGTCCAAAAGGGTCAAAAGAAGCTTGTTTATGTGATGATAGCACATATTCAGCAGAATGTTGCAAAGGTGAATTAATAAATCAAGGTATTGGTTCAACAGTTGCACAAGGTACTTCAACAGTAACACAAGTTGATGGAGTAAGAACAATGGTTAGAACAAATGGCTAACCAATTTATAAGCAATTTATAACAAATATAAATAGTATTAATTTTTAAATAAAAAATAGATGACACCAGAAGTAACAAAGATTGGTAACAAGTTATTTGACAAAGTAGAATTGTCAAGTGTAAAAGTAGAATTAGGAGTTGTGGAAGATATAGCTAAAATGGCTTCAGATGCAAATTCTTTATTAAAAATATTAGTTGATGATAAAACATTATTAGCAAATGCTGATAAAGCAATAGCTGTTGCAAATACAAATGCTGATAAGGTTGCAGTTAATTCAGAAAAAAATGCTCAAAAAGCATTGGCTTTGTTACCTAAAATTGGAACTATATTAGATAAAGCAGACCAAGCAGCAAAAGGTTTAGGTTTAGATAGCAAAGGTATTACAGGTTATTCTGATTTAGATAAACTTTATTTTGCTTTAGAAGCAGCTCAAAAAGAAGTAGGTTTAGGTTATAAATTTCAAAATTAAAAAAGTAAATATGAACGTAGTAAATCAAATCAAAGAACTTTTGGGTATGGATGTAAAACTTGCTCAAATGAAATTACAAGATGGTGTTACTGTTATTGAAGCAGAAGCATTCGAACCAGAAATGGCTGTCTTTATTGTAAATGAAGATGAAAGAGTACCAATGCCAGTTGGTGAATATATGTTAGAAGATGGTAATGTATTAAAAGTAGAAACTGAAGGTGTTATTGCATCTATTGAAATGCCAGTAGAAGAAGCACCTGAAGTAGAAGTAGAAGTAGAAACTACTAAAAAAGAAGAAGAAATGAATGCTGAAGTAGCTGCACCAAAAAGAGTAGTTGAAAGTGTTACTAAAGAAATGTTCTTTTCAGAAATTGAAAAATTAAGAGCAGAAATTGCTGAATTAAAATTATCAAAAACAGAAGTAGTTGAAGCAGTTGAATTGTCAAATGATAACATTGAAGTTTTATCACACAATCCAGAAGCAACTAATGAAGTTAAAATGAATTTATATTCTAAAAAAAGACAAGCTACAACATTTGATGTAGTATTGAGTAAATTAAACAAATAATAAAAATAAAAATTAAATAAAAAATGGCTACAACAACAAGTATTACAACAACCTATGCTGGTGAGTTTGCAGGTAAATACATATCAGCAGCTTTACTTTCTGCTTCTACTATCGAAAATGGTGGTATTGAAGTAAAACCAAATGTTAAATACAAAGAAGTAATTAAGAAAATTGCTACTGATGCAATCGTAAAAGATGCAACTTGTGATTTTGATGCAACTTCTACTTTAACATTAACTGAAAGAATTTTACAACCAGAAGAATTTCAAGTAAATTTACAATTATGTAAGAAAGATTTCCGTTCAGATTGGGAAGCTGTACAAATGGGATATTCTGCATTTGACAATTTGCCACCTTCATTTGCTGATTTCTTATTAGCTCACGTTGCTGCTAAAGTTGCTGATAAAACAGAAAAAAACATTTGGGCTGGTGTTACTGCTAATGCTGGAGAATTTAACGGATTTACAAGATTACTAACTTTAGATGCTGGTTTACCACCTGCACAAGAAGTTGCAGCTACTTCAACAAACATTACTGCTGCTGGAACTGTTATTGCTGAATTAGGAAAATTAGTTGATGCTATTCCAGCTACATTATACGGAAAAGAAGATTTATACTTATATGTTTCTCAAGCAACAGCAAGAGCATATGTAAGAGCTTTAGGTGGATTTGGTGCATCAGGTTTAGGTGCTAATGGTACTAATGCAATGGGAACACAATGGTGGAATAATGGTTCACTTTCTTTTGATGGAATTAAAATCTTTGTTGCAAACGGATTAGCACCAACAGTTGCTATTGCTGCTCAAAAATCTAACCTTTACTTTGGAACTGGTCTTTTGTCAGATAACCAAGAAGTGAAGTTGATTGATATGGCTGATATTGATGGTTCACAAAACGTTAGAGTTGTGATGAGGTTTACTGCTGGTGTACAATACGGAATAGTAGAAGATATTACTACTTATGGTATTACTAACGCTGCTAACTAATAATTAATTATTAATCAAAATAAGGGTGGTGCAAAAACACCACCTTTTTTTTAACTTTAAAAAAATATAGATATGGCTTGTGATATTAGTTTAGGTAGAATTGAACCGTGCAAAGATAGCAATGGTGGATTAAAAGCAGTTTATTTCGTTAATTGGTCAGAAAAAACAGCTATTACTTATGGGACTGGTGCTGATACAGATGCGATTGAGGCAGTTGCTGATTATGATGGAAATCCAGTAAATGCTTATAAATATGAGTTAAAAGGTAATTCATCTTTTACACAAACAATTACATCTTCAAGAGAAAATGGTACTACATTTTTTCAACAAGAATTAGCATTGACTTTAAAAAAATTATCAATTACTGACAATAAACAAATTAAACTTTTGGCTTATGGTAGACCAATGGTGATTGTTGAAGATAACAATGGTAGTTTATTTTTATGTGGTACAGAACACGGAATGGATGTAACAGGTGGGACTATTGTGACTGGAGCAGCTATGGGAGATTTAAGTGGATATACTTTAACACTTACAGGAATGGAACCAATTCCAGCAAATTTCTTTTTAAATACTTTAGCTCAAAGTAATTTTACAGTTATAAATTAAGTTTTAATAATAATTGTTTTTTTGTTTTTTAATTAAGGGATGC